CAATTCTGGCGCCTTGCCTGCTCGCTAGACGGGACGGCATTGGGCAGAGGGCAGAGGATCGAGCACGACCCAGAGCACGGAATCTGCGTCCTAGGTGCAAACAGCATCACCTTGGACGGGCTGGGCGTACTTGAGGCCAAGCTCACGGGGTCAAATGTTGAGGATCAGCCGCCACTCTGGCGAGGCCCTGTCCAGCTTCAGGCACAGATGGCCATAACCGGCAGCACATGGGGAGCTGTGGCCACCCTGTACCGAGGCGTCGAGATGAGGATCTACCTATTCGAACCCCACGAGGTGACGCTGAAAGCTATCGAGCAGGCCGTGACAGACTTCGAGCGCCGGCTCACCGTGTACCGTGAGAGCAAGGCCATCGACTACTACCCGCCGATAGACTCAGCCGACGCAAACCGCACCTGGGCGGTCGCGGACGAGGATGCAGACCCCCTATGGCTACCGGCCGCCGACGAAAATCTGATTTTGGATTTGCAAATTGAAAAAGACAAAATCAAGGCAGCCGAAAATCGAATTGACGAGCTAGAGAAGGCCCTCAAGGAAAAATTAAAAGAGGCACCATGTGCGCGAGTGGGGTCATACGAAATCCGCTGGCCCATGCGCCACTACAAGGCGCAGCCCGAGCGTATAGTTCCTGCCACTCAGGCTCGCTCTGTGCGCCAGTCAACACTAACAATTAAGGAGAAAAAATGAGTAACTTAGTCAGCCAAGGTTTTGCGCCTACCACTCTGGACGAGGCGATGAAGTTTAGCGAGATGCTAGCCAGGTCTAGTATGGTGCCGCGCCAGTATCAAGGCAAGGCAGAGGACGTAATGGTTGCCTGCCAATGGGGTCGTGAGATTGGTCTAGCACCCATGCAAGCTCTGCAAAATATCGCAGTCATCAATGGCAAGCCTAGCGTGTACGGCGATGCAGCTATGGCGCTAGTTCAGGCCAGCGCAGTCTGCGAGGACGTGGAGGAATACTTTGAGAACGAAGGCACGGCCAACCTTATTGCCATCTGTATTGCCAAGCGCAAGGGCAGGAAGCCAGTCGTGGCCAAGTTCAGCGTCGAGGATGCCAAGCGTGCAGGTCTATGGGGCAAGCAAGGCCCGTGGACAGCCTACCCAAAGCGAATGATGCAGATGCGTGCGCGTGGCTTTGCCTTGCGTGATGCTTTTCCAGACGTGCTGAAGGGTTTGATTACCGCGGAGGAGGCGCAAGACTACCCGTCAGACCATCAATCCAAGGACATCACGCCTGTCAAACCAGCTAACCCATTGGACGCATTACCTGCGCCGGTTTCTCAGCCAGAAAATTTCAATGGAACTTGGTCACCAGAGATTGACGAGGACGACATTCCAGACACGGCATTTGTAAACGAGCCAGAGATTATAACAACTGAGGTGTTAGATGCGCCAGAGAATGTTACGGAGGAACCGCAGAGCGCAGGTTGGGATATGCATATACCAGGCAGGGACAAGCAGTCGTTTGCTACCGAGAAGGAATGGTCAGAATTCTACGACGAGCTGTGCGCTAAGGTCATGGCCACCAAGTTGTCACCGGCAGACAAGCTGGCCAAGTTAGACTCACTGCGCGAGGCTAACAAGGCAGCGTTCAAGGCTATGACTATGGAGAACCGGCTAGTTCACACGCAGGCTTACGCCAAGCGAAAGGACGAGTTAGGAATCTGACAGGTATAGAGCACGCTCATGCTTGCGACGTTTGACAAGGCCGGGGAGCTCTTTGCCTCCGGCCTTTGTCCATTGCATGAACGACTCAGCAGCGTCCTCAAACTCACCACGATTATGCTTCATGCGGATCGTGGAGCGTTGGAGATTACCTAGTCCGACATTGAAGCTGAAGGACACAAGAGCATCGAAGCGACCTTGGGTAAGTCCTTCTGGACATAGTCTAAGTACGCCTCGCTCAAACGTAACGAGGTCTTTTGCAAGTATGTCATTGACCTCATCCATTGTGAGAGTTCTATCCCACCCATCAGGGATTGCCAATCCTTTGCGTTCATCTAGCTTTACCCTTATGTGATTAGGATCGATAACATGACCAACGCCAACAGTCCACAGTAAAGCAGGACAGCGATAGGGACGAAGTCGTACCCCCTCGTCTTTCTTGATTCCTTCGATGGCATCCTTACTTACCTTCACTTCTTACCCCATTGCCTGCTACCAAACCAGAAGGCAATGATCCCAGACAGCAAAGCCATCTCGTCCTCAGAAAAGATTACGTCGGTCGCGGATATGAACTGCTCCACGTTCATGTCTCCCAGCCCACCCTTGAGTAAGAAGTAAGTAAGACCCATGTTAATCAGCACCAGCTCAAGGACAAAGATGAACGTCACAGCCGGACGCACGATGCCATTGAGGTTGACTACCCAGTTAGAGGCTCTGGCCATGATCGCCTTGTCGTGCTCAAGAGCTGCGCCCTGGCGCTCTGCATCTGTCTGCAAAGCTATCTGGTCTGTACGGATTTCCTCTACCTTTTGTTGGGCAAGGAAGCCACGCTCAGCAAGCGCCAACTCACGCTCGGTCTGCATCTGGACAAGCTTTAACTCTTGCGCTTTGTCTGCTTTGTCTTGGAAAAAATTTAATACTTGCGGCAGGCCGGAGGCAAAGAATCCAATGGCAGATGATATGAGAGATAGCATTACAGGTGTCCTTTGAAAATGTAATAGGTTGTTACAATAATTAGCGAGGCTATGAAGCACATGATCTTTAGCTCGCGTAGCTTCTTTAGGTCGCGGCCCATCTCGTCACGGCCTTCCTTGACCTCCTTGATCTGACGATCCTTGATGGCCTGGATATCCTTCCACTCATGCTCTGCCTTATCCTTGCCGTATCTTTCTACGAGCTGCTGGAACAGGTCGTTCTCTGCTTCCTTGATCTCTTTCAATCTGCGCCACTCCGCAAAGGCTGTGAGGATTGTGGTGTCACCTTTGACTATCCTTTGTTTCTTTTGGAACTGTTGCTTGGCTTGTAGCTCAGCGACGCCTAGCTTCTGAATGTCAGTAACGACCGACTCAATCTCTTTGCCTGCGGCTAACGCACTCTTGATGCTCTGCGTTGCACCCTTTGCCGATGTTACTAAGTCATCCATGCTAGACCTTCTGCCCCCTAAAGTAAGCGTCGCCATTGATTACCTCGCACAGCTCAGGAGGTAGCATCATCCCGTCCTTGAATGTCAGCACGCAGAAGCCTGAGCACCAGTTGACTGGGTTCATTTCCGTGTAGGTAAACTGATCCCCGTATGGCTCAGCCAGCGTGCCAGAATCTACACCCCATCTGCGACCATCGTAGTCTGAGAACGGCGTGATCTTGAGCTGGTGTAGGTGGCCAGTAACGATTGACCTACCTGACTTGAGCGCATTATTCCATGTACTATGGACACCGTTGTGCCAGCGATGCTTGACGATCAAGGAGTCATTGATGTCTACTCTCCACCCCGTGTGCCAGCCAGGGAAGTAATCCCACAGGTTGCTGAACTCGGATAGGTCTGGAGCATGGGCGGCAATGTAATTAAACAAGCGCACGTCATGGTTGCCATACGTCCACAGTTTAGTTGCGTTCTTGGATGCGTTTGCAATCTCATGCAGACGGTCTTGGCAGGCTTCGATCTCCTTCTTTGGGGTCGGAGGTTCTGTACCCATCAAGGCAGGGAAGCGGCTGATCCTAGCACCATCAAACACGTCGCCATTGAGGATCAAAGTCTGTGGCTTGAACTCGGTTATCAGTTTAACGAAAGCCTTGTGAGCTACCGTCTCCTCACCTGGCCAGTAGTGGCAGTCACTAGCTATGAACACCATGCCAGTGTGTACCTTATGCTCTATGACCCTACGGTTTTCCGGTATGGTTGTAACTTTATAGACAGTCTGCGGTGCGTTGTAGGTTGGCAGGGATATGCCTAGGGTAGATTGGATCTTAGCCTTGCGTCCAGCCAATGCCCTCACAGACATACCAACGTGTTCGGCAGCCAGCTTAGTGCTGCCAAACCGTTTCATCGCCGTAATGATTTCGTCGTCAGAGATTCTTTTTAGTGCCAATTTTTCTTCCGCCTATTGTTATCACGTCTATCGGCCCGCGAGTAGCGGGGTCAAACAGAGCAGCGATTTCGACGGCTTCCTTGGGCGACTTGCCCAGGTGCATAGCCGCTAAGGCGTATGCTGATCCTGTGCCAATCGCATAGAAAGGTTCTTTGATGCAAGCAGGGATGATGGTACTTTCGTACACCCAAATGCCATCAGCTCTAAGCTCCATACATTCGACATCGCAGTCTGAATCTAGATCTCCACCGTGCTCGATGGAGTTAAAAAATTTTAGGATCTGAACCCAATCTCCGGCGGCTCCGGCCACGCCATCTTTCCATTGGCGCAACTTGCAGACAGAGTAATAGCTGCCCTCGCCGCTGCACATACTGTCAGCCGCTATCTGTTTATGGACTAGGCTGGCAGCTATTGTCGTCACTTAATCACTAGGCTTAACAGTAAAACGATTATGAATCCAGCAGACCCAATGAGTATCTGCTCTAATCTTTTTAGCCTAGCGTTAATGCCAAGGTATCGCTCGGCGCATACCGCTTCGTGCGTATCGAGCTGCCCCTTGACCTCGACAATCGTTGCCATTATGCCTCCCAGTTCTGGCCATTAACCACCGTAATCAAAGCCTCAACAGATGAGGCACCTGCAATTGCAGCCTCAAGTCTATCGCACTCGGCAACAATTGCCGCACGCTTTGCAACTGTTGTAGCGTCGATGTCTACGTTGCGCTCGGCTTTACGGATTACCATCCAATCCGTTTGAGCTAGCAAAGAACCAGCCGTGGCCTTAGCCTGGGCAATGTACTGTGACTTCAGGCCCTTGGTAACCAGGCGCTCGGAGGAGTCAACCAT